GGGCCTTGGCGTCTGTGGGTACGAACTTATTCGTGAATTATTCATATTTGTAAAATTAATTTTGAACAGTTACTTACTATTTAAAATTTTAATTTTACGTTTCATTTTTATTCTACTGAAAATTGAAGCACTTGAAAGTATTTCCCCTCTGAATAATCTTCCGTGGAATCTTCCAGGTGTATTGTCATATCCGGATTAGAGAAGTCACCTTCTAAAGCCTCATATATAAGAGAAGCTAGTTCTAAGCTACGATCATAATCATCACTAACAGCGTTTACGAATACAGTAGGAATTTGCCGGGCAACGCCCATTTTAGTATATTCTTGTTTGTAACCATCACGCTGATATATGATGAAGTCACCCTCTGTCTTCATTGGGGCAACAACAGGAAATATTTTCTTTCCTATCAGAGAGGTGATATCTCCTGAATCGAGTAAAATATTTCTAATCTCGGTTGTAATCGCCAGTTTATTCATTAGCTTCTGTTATTTATTCGTTGAACGGCTTTTTGAACACCTTGATAGAGTGCATTCATGGCCCTACTCTCTTCACTCACTTTGGCATCTGACCAAAAACGATTAGCCGGCATAATACCTCGATTTGCTCCGCTTTTAGTCGTTCGGACTTTCGTTCCGGAATCTACCAAGTGAGAATGATTACCACCCGGACGATCAAAGCCCGCAAGTGCTCCAAGTTTGTTCCGTTTAACCCGGTTCGTAAACGAGTTCATCAGGTGGTTGGTCTGTTTACCACGATGAAGAAGACGGGACCGGAGGTTAGCCCTACCTTTAACTCTGAAAACATTGACAGCAGATCGAAGCCCGCTTCTAATAACCTTGTCCTTTTCAAAGTCCTCTAAATTGTCTACGAGGTACTGAATGTTTTCCCGGTCTATTTGTTTAACCTCAATCATGTATCAATTTTTTCAAGAGTTAATAGCAGACTGTTATCGTTCATTTGAGGATTAACCATTTTGAGATTATACTCGTTACCGTTGTAAACAACATGAAGATTCTCTTTGATAGCCGGATAATTACGCACTTGGAAAACGAGTGTATGCCCGATAAATTGCTCCATCGCACTAACTCCATCCCGATCTGCGATAAGAGACATTTTCTTTCTGCATGCCCGGCATTGGAATACTTCTTTATACTCCTTCTTCACTGCACCTGTAGGGCTTTGTGTCTCAATTGGGGATTTGAATACAAGTGTTTCACGTAATAATCCTGCTCTCATTTTGAATAGTCTCTATAAAGATCAACTAAGTATTTTGCCCCTTGAGGAATTTCCTTTAGAGTGGCATACGCGGTATTTTCCCGATTTGCATAATAGGCACCAAGACACAGCAACATCGCCTGAACCAGTGGCGTAGGAATATTCTTACCGCCATCAATGGTAGCAAGTTCTTCCACGGATACGCAAAGTTCCTTCGCTGTTTTCTCCTCGACTACTTTAATAAGAGCCTCTATATACGAATCTTCATCCGTATACGAGGGCTCTATATTCAAGTGCCTTTTTGCCATATCTAAGGTCACGTATGCCATATTACTTCATCGATGCGACACAGAATGACTCTTTACGAATAAAGCCCATGTTCCAATAAGAATTGGTAATGAGTCTTACAGTACCTTTGAGAGCCTGTGTATAAGGATCAACTAACAATTCAATACCACCCCACTGGCCTAAGAAATAATCAGACCAGTTACCGAACACCGCTCCGAATTCATCATTACCCTCTCCCAACTCTTTTGGCAAGTTATTCGTACGCAAAGCCTTATAGCCATTCAATTGCCCGTCCCCATTGCCTGCAAAGATGAAACCTCCAGCCCCTGATGCATCTTTCACTTTTGTCTTAGCTTTACCAATGAGTGACGGATGCAAAATATATGCAAGGTTGCCAAACAAAGCGTTCTGCGTATCGGCATTCGTCTCCATTGCAACGATCTGCGCCCAGTTGATATCCCCTTTTACAGTATTACTAAGGGTGTGGAACATACCATCGGGAGTATTTTCTACGCCCTTAGTTTTGCTAAATGCCGTTTGCTCTATCTTCTGTGCGATGGCTACAGCAATAGCTTGGCGAATATAGGCTTCAACAGAAGCGTTCTCCTGCACAAGTAACTGCTTAGAGATATCCACATATGCTGTCAATCGGAGCGGCTTGAACACATCCCCTTTGGAGAATTTTCCGGCTCCGTCTTCTGCCTCTTCATTTTCTCCTTCCCAAAACACATTAGCCCCTGAAAACTGCGGCCAATAGATATTACCCTGCAGACCTGTCATAAAACGAGCTCCTGCACGGGCCAACACTAGTGCCGATTGCAATGGAAGCAGCATTTCCTGTTGTTCTTCATCGATGATAACGCCAGTAGCGGCTTCGGTAGCAGCTGTAAATGCTGCACGGCTCTCTAAATTTACAGGAACTACAATACTGCGCTTATCCGCCATTTGTGCTCCTGATGTGTTATGTAGTGTGGTAGCTGCATCAATAACACTTGCGTCAGACTCGTTCTGTTGAGCTCCGTCCACCATATTTGCAATGGCTCTACGTAATGAGAACCTTTCATTTGCTATTGGCTGATGCCTCTTTCCTTGCTGACGATTCATAACCTCGTGTTCTTCGATCTCAAGACCAATTTCTGCTCTGCGTTGCTGGTTTGTCCCCAGTTCCTCGGCTTCCTCCGGTTTGAACTGACGTTTTTCAGTCTTTGCGCCATTAATAATCTCTTTAGAACGAGCAATCAACTGATTTCTTTCGTCCTTTAACTCTGTAATACTTTTTTCTTTTGCCATAAATTTATAAATTTAGTGATTTCTCTATACTTTGGTAATAATCTTCAGGGACTGTCTGCTCTTTCTTACGAAGTTCTTCTTCGACTTGCTCTTTACCACGCAAACACACGGACGTTTTGCTGTATGCCGCATTATACACCGGTGAAGCGTCATACAAATTGCCAATTTTATGAACTGTACGTTTCCAGGTTCCGTCACTTTTCTTTTCCCAAGTGTCTTTTTCAACATCGAAACAAAAAGAACTCTGGTCTATCTCTCCGCGACGAAGGTTTTCCAGTAATTCTTCTCCGAGTGCTGTTTTCGGTGCCTCGAATCGATATTTCAATCCCTTGTCATCCACGGACAGAAATAATGATCCGGTCCCTTCTTTGCTTCTTGCAAGAATACCACGGGTTTGATTGTGATTCAGCAATGCAAATACATCGCTTTTCTCAATAACTCCGTCTAAAGCCCCACGCTCTATAACTTCCTCAAACGGAAGCCCGTCAGATGGTGTATTGAATAGCAGTGCGTAGCCTTCTACAGTTCTCTTTTCCTCCGTATCTCCGGTCAATTGCACCTGGAATGAAGTATTTCTAATTTCTCTTTTTTCGTCCATAACTGTACTTTTACTAACTAACCAAATTTTTGTCTGACAAATCGGGATTATTTTGCGGTTCATCCACTTTTTCTTTCACGGCATTATCCAATGTCTGTACATTCACTTGTACAAAAGCCTTATCTCCATTCTCTATTCTAGGCATATTATTTTCTCTTCGAACTTCGTTGGGTGTAGCCGCTCCTACTGTAGCCAAATCCTTCCAAAATGCAGCCTGTGCACTTTTATCGGTTCTTAGAATAGCGGAAGTATCGAATTCAGATATAAATCTTCCCCGTTCGGATGGTAGAAAGACTTTGCGGTTTATTTCTAGCTCTATTTTCGTAATAACTGCGAGGGCCGTATCTGTTAAATATTGAAGTTGGGTAGCTTCTACAGTCGAATAACTGGATTTAGAGAGATCGAAAGCTTTGACTGGAGATACAGAGAAGAACCGGCAGAGGTCCACAACGTTAAACTGTCTGCTTTCAATAAACTGGCTGTCTTTGGGACTTATAGAAATTGGCTGATACTTCATATTCCCCTCTAGCACGGCAATACCGTTAGGATGTCCGGTTACAGGATTTGTACGTTCTTCCCATGTCTGGTATATCTGATCCTTTTTGTCTTTATCCAGTCGAGCCGCTTCAACCGTCAGTATACCTGCAACACTTGCACCGCTCTTGAAAAAACCTTCTGCGTGCTCTTCTGTACTGGTTGCAATCCCAAGAGATTGGCGCGCATGTTCGAGTGTAGACACACCAATAATGCCGTCATAAGAGAAATTGAGCACATGGATCATGTCTCTCGGATCTACAAGTTCTCTAAAACCTACTACCTGATATCGTTTACGCATAATCCCAGAACGGTCAGTGACCCAAGTAATCGTCACCTGGCTGGATGGCAAATAAATGAGCTGTGCAGCATTCATTTTACTATCGCGTTCAATGTATGCGTAGCCGTTACCGGTTAGCAGTACGGAAGCCATAAGAGTTTTGAAGAAAACATACCGAGTCATATCTTCATTAGGCTCCATATTGAGCATGTAATATGCCGGATGCGATTTAGCCTCGGCCTTAAATCCATCTGCATCTAAATGATAGGTTTTCAGCGGAAGCACGGCCACACTGTCCGAAATGAGATCCACGCAGCGGTATACAGTAGACAACAGCATAGGTTTACTTCTGCTGGTAAACATAGGACGGGAGCCATTAAAACTCCAGGCTGTAACCTGTGATGTTTCCTGTTTACTCGCTTTTCGTATTTCAAATCCTAAAAATTTCATATATGCTTTTTCTACTAACCAAAAAGTTGTCAGACAAATCAATAAAATTCTCCATAACGAGGAGAAACGAGATATATTCCAAGTGCTTCCAGTTTGGCGATCACACCATCTATTTTTTTCTCTTCAAACTGTTTTGACGGTTTTGTATTGCCGTTCCTGTCCCTTGCCATAACGACATTGCGGAAACAATGCCGGTTAATTACATTATTGTCGATAACGGCTTTACCGGAGAGAATCAAACGTTCCATCTCCTTTGTCGGGCGGTTGAAATTTCCGAGATTCTGACCGTATGGCTCCATCGGTAGCCCTTTTTCCTCTGCGTTAATGACAAATTGAGTGGAGTTCCAGGAGTCGTAAGCGATTTTTTGAATGAATACTATTTCCCGGATACTCATTATGTCATTCAGGATATAATCGTAATCGGTCACATTACCGGGTGTGATGGTTATATGTCCTTGTCTTCGCCATTCTCCGTATAAATCTTTAAATCGCTTTTCCTGTAAGGCGGCTTCCGGCAGGTAATAGAGTGTTTTGAAATAGTACTTATCCGATGTGGGAAACATAAAATTAACACAGGTAAGGTCGCTGGTACTTGACAAGTCAATACCGGCATAGCAATCCATATCCCGGAACTGTTCAAAGTCAAGATTAGCGGAAGCCTGCAAAATATAATGGTCCGGTATCCATACGGTTTCCGAGTCACACCAGATATTGAAATTCTTTGTTTTAATGCCGACTTCTTCCGATGGAGCATTAACTGCTGATTGGACTTGTGTCTGCAAATATTGAGGTTTGACCGTAACTCCTAGATTGGGGTTACTCTTCTGCCAAGTTTCCGGATCCTTCCAATCATCTCCCTCATCAGGAGAAAAGATAGCAGCAAAGAGTGCATCATTTTCTTTTAGCCCAGACAATACTTCCGTACACATTTCACGGTATTGGTAACATGGACCTAATTTATCAAATCCGGCCGTAGTGATAATAACCGCCATCGGATTATCACGCATACCCTGTGAGGACTGGAGTACGTCTTTTAGACCTGTATTCTTTGCAGCGTGATACTCATCAATCAAATACATCGAAGCATTAAAACCGTCTAACTTTGAATCATCTGCGGCAAAGACCTGTAAAAGAGATAACATCTTTTCAAATTTGACCTTATCACGATAGGAAACAAGATCTTTTCCTTTCGGATCAATCCCTTTTGCGAATTGAGAGCAGAACTTGAATGCGATTTTAGCCTGTTCTTTAGAGTTAGCTGCCAGATCCACTTCTGCGTCCATTTCTCCGTCAGCAATTAGATGATACAATGATAATCCGGCTGCAAAAGCTGTTTTCCCATTCTTTCGTGCAATCTCTATGTAGACATACTTCACAAGGCGTTCATCTGTCTCTTTGATATAGAACCCATAGATAGCCGCTATTACAAATTGTTGCCATGGTTGTAAGATGAACAGCTTTCCGGCATGGCGTCCGGTGAAATGTCGAAGAATGGAAAAGAATTCTATAACTTCATCTGCTTTTTCCTCTTTGAATTCGTATCGATCATCCTCCATCATGGAAAAAAAACGTTCAGCAGCAAGCTGAATAAACTTACCGGATACGACTTTCCCGCCTATAACGTCTTGAGCGTATTTATAGTAAGTCTTTGTCTGCATTAACGAGTTTCTTTCTTGCCTTTCAGATACGTCTCAAGTGGGGATTCTTCATTATCTCCTGCGTTCATGGCTTTGATTTGCCCCTTACTTTTAGCAGTCAATCCATATTCTTTTGCCAGTTCCAGGTATTGGCTCCAGTTCTCTTTAAGCAAATTCGCCTCCGGACGTTTCACCCATTCGCCTTTTAGATTCTCCATCGTCATTCCATCCCGCGCCAAAACTTCAACGCATTCCAGATAAGCATCATAAGCCGTGGCCATCCGGTGCAGCTGGGGAATATCGGCAATTTCCAGCATACCTCTATCATTCAATTGCTTCACAAGGTCCGATATAATCTTTCGGGCTTCTTTATGCTTGATCGTTTCAGGTAGTTTAAAGCTGATTTTCTTCTTTTTTTCCATGATTTTGACTCGTTTTACTATAAAACCATACGATTGTCAGACAAAAATGTGGCTTTTAACAAAACGAAACAGTTTGGCTTTTTTCAAAAAATGCCGTGTGTGTGAACTAAGGTAGGGCGAGGTTTGGAAGGCTCATTTGCTCAAAATTTGACCCCATACCCCCTTTTTACGAATGAATAGTTAAAATTAACTTAAAATTAATAATTCCACATTGAATTCGTAGGGAAATCCCTATTTGTTTGATTTATGTATAAATATTGCCCTAAACGCTTGTGCATATACAAAAGATTATGTATCTTTGTAGTGTCAGATAAACAAAGTATTAACCCTTTAAAACAAAGTATGAAAGAACTGAATGAACTTGAACGGATTGAGTTCGAAATTGAAAAGGAGAAACAGAATCTAAGAGAATGGAAACGCAAGGTACTTATATTGGAAATAGGAAAAGAAGATGATGAAGCCCGTACCGATGCGATACTCGAAAGGATATCAGAACTCCTTGAAAGAAAAGAGAAATTAAAGAAGTAGTAATCGCCCCTCTTCGGAGGGGCATAGCTCTAACAACGATATGAGAACATTAGAAGAAGATTTGTTGAAGATGGATAGTTTGCATGGGGATGAACTTGATGCACACTTGTACGAGATGAAGGCTTTGTACACCAAGCCAGAAGAAAGAGAAGCTATTAGAAAACATCTGGATAAAACTCTGGACACAATAGCTAATAACGTTGAGAGTATTAGTAGTCGTCTCAATATACGGGAACAGATGAATGATATTATAGATTTAATCCCTGTGTCATATATTGCCAAGAACTATTTTGGCAAGAGCCGTGCGTGGTTGTATCAACGTATTAACGGATATAAGGTTAGAGGGCATGTATATACTCTTAATGAGAAAGAGCTTGAAATATTTAATCGTGCCTTAAAAGATATTGGTAACAAAATAGGTTCACTTTCAGTTAGTTAATACAACTGTTATCTGACACCGCCTTTGCTTGTGAACCGTGCAAAGGCATTTAGGGAGTAGCTATTTACTACTCCCTTTTTTATTATGCACCACCTGATGACATTTTTTGCACAAGCTCATCAGGTTGTCGTAGTCATACGCCAATTGATTACGTTGTACCGGATCATCCGTACTCATAAATGAAGATATGTGGTGGATATCTTCGGCTGGAGTTGTTTTATTTTCTTTCAAACACATTTCACAAAGGGGATTACATGCAAATTTCCATGCACGTAACCGACGCCAACGATCGGAATTATATACTTTCCTCCGTTCTGCATCGTAATAGTTATCATTCCTCTTCTGTTGTTTTTGGGGCTTGTAAATAGTCGGCATAAGGTATTTCTTTTAATAGTTTATTATCATTGATAGCTTGATACTCTATCATTCGGAAGCGATAACAGAAATGATCTATCAATTCTTTGTCAGTTGAAAGAGATGAGGCTTTTTCATCAAGAGATACAAACAATACTGTATCTTGGAAAATATCTTCATTGTCTTTAGAACAATAAAGTCCGTGGCTATGATCGGCACACAGTTGTTTTAGCTGCTTGTAATTGCTTGCGATCATAGCCATAACTTTATCATTAACCTTTCCCTTCTTTATCCTTCTCATTCGGTATCTTCCAGTTACCTGATTTATCTATCAATTCCTCAATACTACGGTTTACCATTCCTCGAATGATAATTGATGTACTAGTTCGTGTTATTTTTGAAAGTTCATTCAAAAGCATTGCAATACGTTCATCCAACCGAATAGAAATGCGTTTTTTATATTCCATATTAGTATTTTATAGCCTCATCTCATTTAATCATTTTCTAAAAAACATATCTCCCGAAATGGATCGGGCTGTATCATCACCGGTAAGACGAATATACCTGAAGAAGTTTTGTTCTGTCCGATGTCCGGTGAGTTTCATTATCTCTAGCGTCTTCATCCGGCCAGTGAGATACATATTCGTCGCCGCTGAACGTCTAGCTGTGTGACTAGATATTAGTTCCCACTTTTCACGGGTGACTGTGGCGAGCTTCTCTTGCCGGAAATGGTTAATGTAGTCCTTTCTCGCTGTGCGGGTTGGGACCGGTTGTGATAATTGTAATGCTTTGGTCGTATCATTTTAAAAGGTTATTATTGTCATTATCCGTATCAGGAGAAGATTCTCCTACTTTTATTTCTACCCCATCTTCACAGGCTCCGTTTTCGCAGAACGTTTTCTTCTGATGAAATTCACACCATCCGTTACCAAATGAATCTTCATTGATAAACAGCTTACATTCACTACAAACTTGCTCTTTATTCATATTTTTAGTTAATTGGAAAGTATCATGTAATCATAATACCATTTAACAGAATTCCTTTTTACTTTTATGTACAGAAAATGCTGTATAGGCATAATTTTGTTATTCCTATTTATGTGAAAAACCGAAAGGTTATGTTTCATCCATTTTCTCGGATATTTATTGCACTTTTTCATTTATTATATCCTCTTACATGTTGCACAGAATTTGATTTTTTTGCAGTTTGTAGCATCCTTGCGATAAGAGTTTGTACATTTGAACAATACTTGCAGTTATAACAAGTCTTTTTAAATTTACACTTTTTCTTCACTTTGGGATATTTCATTTTTTATTAATTATGAGGGTTAATACTTCTTCCCGTGCATCTTATCACGGAGTTTATTATACTTCATCTTCTGTTCAATATGCCAAAGTAGGTCAATCTCAAGATGTTTGGCAAGTCCGAAGATAGACAGTACCATATCGTTAATGGTAGTATGGAAGTCATATAAGCCATCATATCTCACAGGAAGTGTAGATATGACATAAATGGACTCTGTGAATGTTTCGTCTTTGCAGGATTCTGCCATATCTTCAATACAGTCATCAATATCTCCGTTGGCAAGTTCAAGGTTTATTCCTCGAAGTCCTGCAAGGTCAAGCAAGCGGATTACAGCATCGGCAAGCTCATCAGGAAGTGTATCTTTTACATTTGCTTCAAACGAGCACTTAAATCGTTTTTCCTCTTCCACCAATGCAGGATAACGATTGTAGTCCATTTCAAAACGTGACTTACTTTTCTTTCCTAATCTGCCTTTTCTATCAGCTTCCATAGCTTCCATTAATTCGGATATAACAAGGCAAAAATAATGCTCGTTACTCAATTCTTGATCGTGGAAACCGTGTTCACAAGCGGTTTTATATGCCCCAACACGAAGGGCATTTAAATCTATTTTACTCATATCTTTATTATTAGTTAAACGTTTCTTTTATTCCATTTTTCAATAATTTCATTTTCATGCTGCTCAAATTGAGGCGCAAACGTAAAACCGTCACTATTTTGCTTGCAAAATACAGTAATCTCTATAGCAGGATTTACATAGCAATTATCATTCTTACATGATAAACAGAGTGATGCAGGTAAATATTGACGTTCTAACACTGGTATTTCACCACAAAATGGGCATGGCAATATTACTTTTTTATTCATTTCTTTCTTGTTTTACGTTAATCTACTATTTTCACATACTCGGCTTTGTTAATGCCGGCAGTCCCATTTATACCGTAATCGAGATGTGCACCATTACGAAGCTGTTCCATAACTTTCTTCTTGGCTTTGGTCGCTTCGGTGATCGTCTTATAATCTTGGTGTCCGATTGGGTATTTACAATATATGTGACCTACTTCAAGTTTGATACTTAATCCGAATAGGTCCTCACCTGTTTTCTTATTAAAATTGCGTTGAGTTCTGACTTGCATACCATTCCTTTCTACTTAGTTTTATGCAAATCCTTCAAGAACTTGCAAGGTTTAATTAATTGTCCAATTCTTCTATTCTTCTAAAAATATTATATACCAGCTGGGGGCACATTGAATTTCCGTAAGCACGAAATACTTCTTCTTTTAATCGAGATTTGCCATACATTTCAAGTGATCTATCGGAAAACCCATAATCCACGCTACAAACTGGTGGTTGACCATCCCACGCAGCCCCAACCGATAAAGATGTTCCGGCAAACAGCCTGCGCTCCTTGACAATCGTCTTGCATACATCGGAGAAGAAAGATTCTCCCTCCGGTAATCGGACGCTGTCGGAGTAAGCAACCAAGTAACACCTGGCTCTTCTTTGGGGCGCACCTGCGTCTGAAGCGTACATAATCTTCCATTCTGCATTGTACCCCAATCCGGAAAACGAATGGAGGATTTTTGCAAAATCTCTTCCGTTGTTAACTCTTGTGATATTGGCAACGTTTTCTGCAATAACCCACCGTGGACGGATTTCATCAACCGCCCGACACATGTGCCACCATAATCCGGTCCTTTCTCCTTCAAGTCCGAGTTGTCCTTTTCCTCCCATCTGCTTTGCCTTACTTGCATCTTGGCAGGGGAATCCGCCTGTAAGGATGTCCACTCGGTTTCGCCAAATATTGAAATCTGTTTTGGTAATATCTGCATAACTTGCACTTTTAAATCGTTTTTTCAAAAAGCTCCGGCAGAAATCATTTATTTCACAATGAAACAGATTTTTCCAGCCCATCCATTCGGATGCAAGTTCCGGAGCTCCAATGCCACTAAATAATGAGCCGTGAGTTTTCTTCATTATCATTCATTATTGAAAGTTATTTATTCTCGTCCAATATTCGAGGATGCCATTCAATAGGGACTTTTGCCCACTTTCTAAATGACTCATCAAATCCCTGCAAATCATCAAACATATCCATTTTACATTTATCAGTAGTAACTAATGAGGCGAACTCATTAAAATACCGGTCTGCGCACTTGACAAAGTCATTATGGAGTTTTTTAAGGTTACCTAGTAATAATCCTTTGGCGATCATTACATCAGATGCCTCCTCTATCAAGTTATTCGCTTCACAGTTCAAAAGATGGGCGGCTGATAACAACATATTCATTCTATCCATACTTCCATCATTTATGGCTATATTTATTAAATCTTGCTTTGGTCTCATATTATTCCTTATCTATTTACTAGTTACTAGTTCGATACGATGGGCTTTTACTTCGTTATACCAGTTATTTTTATATTCTCTAGCCTCAACAGTAAAAGCAACTTTTACTGTATCTCCAATTCTAGGAGGATTTTCTATAGGTCCATCGAAACTATACATAGCAAAGCGCATTTTACTGTGATACCTTTCGTTGGTTTCTATAACAAATTCCCTCTTTTCCCACTCTTTTCCATTTTTAGATATTCCGCTAGTAGCTGGCAATTCTACCAATATTTTGCCTTCTGTTTCACATTTCATTGTTGTATATTTAAAAAGGTTTTTCTTCGGATGAGGCTGACGGATTAATATGTGGAATATCCAATAAATCATAAAACTGTGTAGTTTCTGCATTGAATCCGCATATGAATTTCCATGTCCCAATACTACGTCCCTTAGCTATGTCAATCATTGCTGTATTTTCTGTTGATACATTCGAAAAAGGCTCCGGATATTTTTTGTCCCTTCCGTAATGCTCTGGGCGATATAAAAGCAGAACAACATCTGCAGCTTCTGTTATCTGTCCGCTTCCACGTATTCGACTTATAGACGGGGCTACATCGACTTTATCACGACTTAATTGAGATAAGGCTAGTATCCATATTCCAAGATCTTTTGCTATATTTTTCAATCTCCGCGCAAAGATGCCTAGTTGCATTTCGTCTCCTGAACCGCTATTACTATTTGCAGAAAGGATCTGTAAATAATCGACAATAGCTCCATCTATATCATATCGTTTTTTCATCATTCTGATGCTGGATATTATTGAATCAATTGTAGAAGTACTTTTCCCATCGAAATAAAGAGGAAGATTGTAAATGGGTGCAAATCCTTTATCTATCATGGAGAATTCCTCTGCTGTCAATTGCGCACTTGCTATGCGTACTCCATTCACCCCGCTTGTTTTACTTAATATACGTTGTGATAACTCAACTGGCGACATTTCCATTGTGTAAAACGCTTGTTTTGCGCCTGACATAGCTGCATTAACACAGAAACTAGTTGCTAGAGATGTCTTACCCTGTGAACTGTCGGCTGCTACTACTGTCAGATAACCGGGCTTCAGTATCCCTCTTCTATCAAGTTCACGGAATCCGGTCGGAGTACCTGAAGAAGCATCAGGGTTATTAAGGTTCTTCTTGATTATCTCATAGGCTCCTTCAAGTGCTTCACGCAAAGTTATCACACCAGAAGTCTGATCTGAATATATTCCGTCCAAAGCGTTTCTGACCTTTTCTATAATCTCGAAAGGATCTTCTGTGACACATGGTATCAAACTTAATGCATTCTTTAGATTATCTTCAATCTGACGTCTAGCACTAGCATCCTTCAGTATTGCAGCGTGCTCGTACAAGTTAGTATAAGCTCTCTGCCCCACGATTTCAAAAAACAAAGGAGTGTCTTTCTCTTCATTTATTCTACCCCTTAGTTCACGTTTTACCACCATGAAATCAAATTTCTTGCCTTTCTTATCCAGATCTTTTATAACTCTGAATATCTGCTTATGAAAGTCATGATAAAAACAAGCCTCATCCAAAATATTACTGACTTCCACAAGTTTATCAGGGTTATTTAATAGCGTTCCAAGTACCAAGCGTTCTTCATCCAGATCGTAAAATGCTATTCTTTCATTTCGTTTCATTGTTGTTTCTCGGTTTTAATCCAATTTAGTACAGTCCTATACAGGCTAGAGTATTGCTTACGCTTATCTTTTCTATTTTCTATTTGGGAAATAACATCAGCAATTTGCTTTTCTGTATAGGTTTCCATTAATCTATCAAGTTCCTTCTCCGTTATCTGATTCATGTTCTTGGGATTGGCACAATAAGGAGCATTATCCTTTATCCAAGCCTGAAAACTTAAAAATTTAGGAGAGAGTGTGGAGCCGTAAGGCTCGTCTTCTTTCTTATCTGCGTTAGCAGATTCTTTCTTATTATCATTTACATTATCATTATCATATACATTAGGTTCCACTTTGGTTTCCATTTGGTTTTGCGATGGTTCTTTGGTGGTTTGATTTTGGTTATTGTTTGGTTCCGATTTGGTTATTGTTTGGTTATTGTTTGGTTTTGAACTGGATTCATCTTGGTTCCCTTTTGGGGGCCTACCTCCCTTCAAACCATTCTCAAACTTTCTATTATTCGCATTTATTTGAGGTATAACCATAGCTAGCATGGCGTTCGTAATTGGCTTTAGTGATTCAGTTGTTTCTCCGTATAGACCATACTCAATTATGGCCGTGAGCACTTCTCCCTGCATCTCTCTCGGCAAATTCTTGATTGCTTCCAACCAGCTTTTATAAAAAACAAATGACTCTCTTTCCATAATCAATCCACTACAAAGACAACAGGAATTCTATCAGGACGTAAATGGCCCATGCAGAATTGGCTCAATGTACATTTCTTAGCACCTTGCCTTTTATTGTAACTACACCCGTTACATCCACATGCAGAAACCTTGGCTTGTACGGACTTGTTTCCATATAAAGTCAATGGTTCACCCTCTACTTTCAACCATTTATAATCATTCTTATCCATAATCATTTATTTATAAAGTGTGAGCATAATCGAATTCCAATAGATCTCTTACACCCCCAAATAGGGCAATATACCATGAAGTTCTTTTCTGGACCAGCACGCTTACAAGTGCGGCAATCACATTTAATTTTTGTCTCTATCTTCTTTACCATGACATTTCTTACTCCTCAATAAGGTTAGTTTAGTTATAATGGCTCTTTGGGTTGTTATTGTACCTGCATCAGAGCGATGAAGTAATGTAGTCTTCTTTATTCCGACTTCATCTTCATCCAAATAATCAAAGACAGCACTCAATGAACCAAAAGCATAGCCTTTCTTTCGAAAGATTAAATACACATATATGACTTTCATAATTCAAATAGTTCCATATGTTACTTATTTGGAACTATGCGATGAATCTTCTTACGAATCTTATTGCATCTACGTATCAAGTCACGGGCTGGAGAACAGGGAGATGTACGCTTCTCTATTTCTCTGGAGCATTGACATAACAGTCGATCAATTGCTCGTATATCCGTTTTGCATAATTCCGGCATAATATCAATCCATGTTTTTTTCTTTCATTAGGCGTTTAGTCTCCTTACGATAATAATCAATCATCGCCTTATACTCAAAATCAGATATCTTGTTTATCTGGTTCTTCATAGACTCCAACATGAGTACAACAGACTCACCATACTTGGATATTAATCCACGTCGATACCCTTGTAAATTACCTTCGTCAAATCGATTACATGAACGACATTGAGCATTACAGTTCTTCTCATTAAACCGTGTAGCCATATGTTTTCTATTGATGTAATGTCCACAATCCGCTTGTTCATATGGAAGTATTCTATTACATGATATACAGATGAAAGTACCATCTTTTCTCATATCACGCACTCGAATAAACTTGCTAAACACTATGTCCAGCTTGACCATGAGGCTATTTTTACTTGGTTTTGCCTTTTGTAACATTGGATTGGAGTATTTTGGAATATTGTTCTTCACTACGAAAACGGATAGCATGCCGGTACCATACCCCATTTTGGGCTTTATATGTACAGTCTGAATAATCAATGTCAGCCACTTTGGAGATTATAGCATCAGAGGAACCGGGATCCCAGAATATAGATAAATGACCTATAAGAGGTGTTTCTTCTATATGTTCGCTCTCTTGACAGAAAAACATATTGGGATTCTCTTTTGAAAAAGAGATAATCAGTTTATTGTCGGTAGCCTCAACTGAAACATAATTGCTTCCATTGGGAATGTTGAAAGATTGTTTACTCATGATCTAATATTTTTTTGAATCATAATATTTTTGATTAGTGATGTATTCTTTGACTACATCTTCTTGAGAGGCACGACAACCTAGACTGTCATGTATGTACTGATACTTCTCTGCGCTCATGCCGGATAATACATCATCATTATACTCCGTTCTCCCGGCATAGATGCATCCTGCTATTGTCACTACTGCTACAACTATTGTTAGCAAGTGCTTGCTGATCCTATTCATACTCGAGTGTAATTTTGAGGTATAGCATAACGTAATACATCAGAACCTTTACATTCCCACCGGCCATTCTTTTTGTCGGTAGTCTTTACGAAAGCTATTTTCTTTTCAGAAACCAATCGTTCAAGTCTTCTTCTTCCTCCCACTAGAATTGAGGATTGATTCTTGCTGAAGGTTACACCCTCGGCGGCCATCATGATTTCCTGTAATCTATCCATGATTAATTCTCCATTTTTAGGGCACGTCTCTAAAAGAGAAATGTAAATTGTCACATTTAAAATCATCATAAAGAATAGATGACGTGCCCTGATTATTATTACTTTTGTATGTCACATTTAAAATTTTATACTTATGATTACTCTCATTACTCCTAAACTAAAAGATGATCTTTTAGCTGATTTATTATCCGTAGGCAGCATGAATGTCCAAAATGATATTCATTCTTGCGCTAAAGAATTTGATACTTCCTCTGATATCGTTGAAGCTATATATGATCAATTTGAGGAAATGGGGCTGCTTGAACAAACCAAATGCTTAGGAGGAACTATTGTTTTCCGACTAAGAGCTAAAGCTCATGATTTCTACAGTCATGGAGGTTTTGTAGCTCAAGAAGAAATACTGAAGGCCAATATTCAGAAACTAAGTGATGAATTGGATTTTCTTGCAAAACAACTTTCTCCAAATTTGTGCGAAAAAGCCGCCTCCCTTTCTACTATCGCAGCTAATATTGTTACTGTTCTCGGGCTCTTTAAGTCCTAAAAGAAAACATTCTAAGTTTCTTATTGGGTCCTTTGATGCTATATACATCTTAGGACTCATTTTATCCTTATAAATCTCTTTTCCATCTGATGTAATAGACCTAGATACTGATAACAGCCCTTCCGTATTCCCATTACTTCGACTTTCCAATTCATAGTATATTGATATTTCAATATGACTAATCCTTTGTGTCCTTTTTCTTTTCATATTCTTTTCCTCCTCCTAAAAGAAGAAAGCTCCATTCTTTCACTATCCTATTGTGGCTGTTAGATAGTTACTCAAATAGAGCTTTGTCCAATGTCTTTTTCTGGTAACAGCCACGAAACCTTTTAATTGTGTCGTAAAACATTCACATATCATTGGATAATTGAAAAGGACTGCCTATCTTTGCAAACGACTAAATAAACAGCGATAGGAATAGGGACGCTTCTCTAACAGCCCTTTTTGTATCCGTCCGTTTTATTGTGAACTGAATTACGAATGCAAAGATTACTGTTATTTTAAAGTAAAACAAATATTCTACTTTAAAATAACAGTATTTAAACTTTAATTAACTATCCGTTATGGAAGTATTTCAAATAGAAAGCAAAAAATTACCTATTGACTATGAGAATGACAGAATCATACTTGTACTTCTATCCCATATAAACGAAAAAAGTTCCTCGCAGCAAAAACGATACATGAACTTACTAAATAGATATGAAGACAATGAGGTGTACCAAAAAGACATAATAGAAAAATTGGTTACTGCAGGCTACATAAATACTATTGATTCAGAGCCCGATAAACCTAAACAATGCCAAAAAACTGGAGCTATAATTAAACATGAAGTTCGATACGAAACCTCAAAATCTGGCATTAAAGCACTTAAGAACGGAAGGTTCGTATCTGAGTATAACTCTATTATGTGGAAAAGAGTTGGGTCTGGACTTCAATGGGGTTTGACTTTGGTATCAATCGTCGGTGGCATATTGGGAATTTATGCAAAATGCGAAAGTACGTCAGCAATCACTCCACCTACCATAAATGAAACTATAAATACGACAGATAGCACTATTATCAAACCAAGTACAAAAGCTATAAGCGTAATCCAGTGTGATAGTTCACCAATCCAGTCTGGGAGATTGAAATACATACATTCTGATAAAAACAAGCAAAGTAACTTGAAGGCTATCGATGCAGCTAAAATACATCCAATAATCGAATAGACTATAACAATACTTGATAACATAACGATAAGTTTTAGAGGTTAATAAACTAATTCAATACAAATATACTTTAAAATAACAGTAAAAACAAATATGACAACTAAAGAACGATTTATAGAATACCTAAAGATGAAAGGAGTTGGACAAACTTCTTTTGAAGAATCTTCTGGACTATCCAGAGGAGCTATATCCCAAAAGTCCGGATTTAGCGCAAATTCTATAGAGAAAATAGCGATAGCTTGCCCAGATTTAAATCTTGACTGGCTCATTACCGGTAGTGGGGAAATGCTTAAATCATCCCACACTAATATAATTGCGAAAGCTCCTATGGAGTATGGAAAGGAACAAACTCGGCCACGTGTTCCTCTCACCGCAGCTGCCGGATCTTTATCTGGAGAATCAATTGGAGTGACATTGCAACAGTGCGAGCAACTTCCGATTATTTATCAAATACCGGCATATGATTTTACGATACCTATTAAAGGCGATAGCATGTCGCCCCGGTTTGAATCAGGAGATGAAATAGCATGCCGACGCATCGATCAATCTCGTTTCATTCAATGGGGAAAGGTACATGTTTTGGATACAACACAGGGATTTATCATTAAGAGAATATATGATGATGGTGATAAGATTCGTTGCGTATCATACAATCCGGAATATTCGGATTTTTCAGTACCTAAAGAAGATATTCTTTCGATGAGTTTGGTTGTTGGGGTAGTTAGTATAATGGAAATGTAATTATTGGTCTAATAAAATACACACACATATGAATAAAACAATTTGTGGTCTTCTACTAATCTTGGTATTAGGATCGTGTGGTTCCTTGCCGCAACCAGAATCAAGAATAGGAGTTATAGATTATACTCCTTTGATTAAAGCTGGCATTTTTGTAACTGAATCCAATTCCGTAAATTTTGATTATACCGCTGTTGGTAGCATTATTGCAACGGAGAAAGGCGGATGGGTAAATGGAAGACCGAAACGTCCTACAACTGAGGATGCACTCAAAAACATAATAAAAGAACTGGAGCGTATGGGAGCAAATGGGATCATTAATTTAAATATAATCCCTTCTGTTGAGATGTCTGACGACCTTATGTCTAAGGTGTTTGTGTCTGTCATTACAGTGAAAGGAATGGCTATTAAGATACCAGATAGCAAAGTTAAAAAAGTACCTACTGAAGATTCCCATCTGCTAGGGCAAATAGACGGAATCCAGTGCCGAATTGCAAAGAAATATAATAATGGCATGACAATATGCACTTCCAAGGAGTTGACTCCCGATCAGATTAAAAAAGCAAAAGACACTTTTTCCTTGAAAGGCAAAATCATGTTCAATTTGGAAGGAGCCGAAGGAAAAGGAGAAGCCTATGCCGGGATAGATGATGGATTCATTATCATCTATAAAAATAATGAGTTTATTAAGATGTGACGTATTGTACTTGTAGAATAAATAAGAAAAGAAAAATAATGAAAAGATTAATTTACATCATTCCTTTTATGTGCCTACTGGCATGTTCTTCCAACACAGGTGTTAAAGATACATCGTGGACCGTTGAAGAAGAAGGACATAATGTTACTATGACATTCAAAGACTCAATAGTTGAGTTTACCATAAAAGCTAATGGTGAAGTTGTAGGAGAAGTATCCTGCGAATATTCTTTTGTAGGTGATACAATCTTGATTGGCAAACCCGATAATTGTGATAAAGCAATAATTAAGGGCAATAAACTACTTTTCATTGAGAAAAGTGGAACGACGGAATTAAAAAAGATAAAGTGAATATTATCCAATTTTATAAAGCATTAAATAAATCAATGATATGAAAAACAATGGATTTAATGAAAAAGTAAACATGATGCTTGACATTGACGAATATGCATTAATAATAGGAAATGGTCGGAGTATACGAGGGCAGATAAATACGGCTATATCCTATTTGAAAGAGTTTTTTGGTGACAAATTGGAGGTTACTAATATTTTCATTTCTAATTGGAAAGCTGGGAATGATTATATTTCTGATACGTCATTATGGGTATTTACAAAAAATACCATGATAAAATGCTTGAATTATAAAGATGTTATGGGTAATGGAATCTTAAATTTTGAAGTTTATCCATTAAAAATATTGTACGCAAATATTGAATATAAATCTATGAGAAGTGCTATTATAAAAATTCACATGCCTTGTATAACGGTACAATTTGAAGCTATAGATGGCAACTTAAAACATCTCATGAATATATATTCTAATTATTTTATGCAAGTTTGATTATATGAATAGGTAATATGAAAAATAGTAAGAAAACACCGACAATAAAGAGAGAAAGAATAGGTAATGAATCTTATGGGCGGGCTGTTAAATCACCAACATTCCCTGGAGCAAATAGTCCAAAAAGAAAAAAGCATCCCGACAGATGTTATGACTTTACAAGTGATCATGATATAAATCCTCCAAGAGAGGAAAGAAAAAAGAAATGATATGCCCGAAATTACAAGAATAGAACGTATCGTATGGCACGAATTAGTACACTCTGCATATTGGGAACAGTATTTATCGCAATATGTTAGTTACAAATATGATTATCGTAAAGTATATGCTACCGTCTTATTGGTATTGTCGACCATCGGCGCTTCTTCATTTTCAGCATGGAAATTAGTGCCCGAAGGTGAGAAATGGGTTCCAACTGTTACCTTTGGAATCATGGCTATTGTTCAATTAGTATCTATATGCCAGAAAAATGTTGTGATGGATGATGATACAGCTCGTAAATTACGGGAACTAAGAGTGAAATATTTAGCTTACATGCACCAAGTAGAAAGATTATATCTCGATATTAAAGATAATAATCTTGATGCAGAAATAATAAAAAAACGTTTCTTTGAAATTAGAGAGACTGTTTACCCTATTGAAGAACTTAAAGATTCGCTTAATATAAAGAAACTTAGAAAGCCGAATCTAAAAGGCCAATATGAAATGGAAGTGAGATTATCAAGGAAGTATGGTTCTTTAGTTGTCACCACAAACCCATATTGTAATAAATGGACCACCCGAGTTGCCAAGCGAATCTCACAAATGCTGCGAAAATTAAAACTAAAAAAATAGCTAGTGGTATTCCTATAACTATTGCTAAAACAATCAATAAAATTAATGAAATCATAAACTTAAATTTTTAAATTATGAATGATGATTACAGTACGTCCTTTACAAATTCGGATTTTAATCCGGTAACTGAAACTAGAGATTTTACTTCAGATTATGCACCCCAAATGCCTGCTGATACTAGTATGCCATCATCACCGGAATCGTATGATTTTACTAGTGATTATGCTCCTGCCCCTCCCCCTGTAGATACTCCTGACAATTAAGAATGTGAAAACATTCTGAAAGATTAATCTTTTATATAGTCTGGTGGCGGTGCTGGTATGAATTCAGTAGGAATACCATGATCAGACAGAATATTTGATAAACGATATATCAGTGTTCTGTCTGATGCATTTTTCTCGTTTATCAAATATCTTATCTGATAAACTATTCCCTCAAGGGAAGTTTTGGAAATAGGTTTTATTCTTTTGAACATATTACAGAGTTTAAAATGAATATATAACAATAACCATTGAATTGTCATACAACCAGCTATATTATTGTAGTAGATAGTGGTATGACAATTCAAAGATAAAATAAATAAATGAACTAACATAATTATTAACCAAAGACACTGTAACAGTAGAAACAACGGTATCAAAGAAAAAAATGAAGTAGTTATAGTACGAATATAATCAGTTGATTAACAGTAGATTTTGAAAGTAGAGCATACCTTTTTAAAGTGTAAACTTCTAAGGCGTGGGTCAAGCGTTCGAATCGCTTCGGAATCACTTAAATAAAACGCTGATTATCAACAGATAATTAGCGTTTTGCTTTTCTAAAAAAGTTCATTTCTGAATTAAAAAAAACAATCTACATAGACTCCCTATTCTAATCTGTATTTCACAAAAAAGATCGTTCTTACATCAAAACAGAACTATCTTATGACATAAGTATACTGCTGATTAATGTAAAATAGCCACTCAAAAAAAGAAGGGAGAGATTCTTTTTCACATAAAATTCATTTTAACTTGGTGCATTAAATTATAAAGTATATATGAAATATTCCTTTGATAATTTGGAGAAGGTTCTGAAAATGAAAAAGGAATAATTCCTGAAAATACAGTTCTAAGCTCAATTTGTTGGCGTAAAATTTGCTAATACGTGGTTTTGTGTGTTCCTTTGTACTATATATTTGCCTCGTCAATAAAGGAAACATATACTTCCGCTAAAGTAAAGATTGGTAAATATTTTATGGTAGCAATATATAGCGACTCTAA